TCAGGAATAACGCCAGTAGCAGGAGCATCTAGCCATTCATGATACCATTTTCCAAGTTCTTCCTTTTCTTCGGTATTCAGTATATCATACCATGCTTTTCCTCTATTAATAATAGAGAAGCATTCTTTTATTCTTTTTGATCTTATATTTTCTTGTTCTCTACTTGATAATGTAGAATGCTTACAAAGTTTTTTGTCTCTATAAGAATATTTTAGATAATCTTTGAAGAAATCATCAGGAACAACTAATTCGTCAATTTCTATGTTGTGTTCATCCGGTTCCATATATAAAGAGTAGATAGAATATCCTATAACATTATCATTTTCATCTATTTGAATTATCATGTTATACCCCCTTTTAACAGATTCCATATATACCTGTTAGATTTCCATCACCTGATTTTCTACTGAAACGTAGGTTATTTCCTTCCTGAAAAACATTAGTACAATAAAAATATGTTTCATCTGATAGCATTGCGGTATTTCCAACACTTCCAGCTGATATTGTTGGATAGGCTGCATAACAAAGACCTGATGAAGTACCTGGAATACCCACGATAATGATACAAGAGAAACGCATACAATTTGAAACGGTAAAGCTTTGGGATGAGCCGCTCCATAAAAGAACAGATTTACAATTGACCCATCCGGGTAACGTTAAATTCCCATTTACATCAGCTGGTACAAATAATTTTGCTCCAGAATATTTTCCGCCTGTTTTTCTGTTATAATATATTCCGTTGCTTTGCACGGTGAACACGTCTGAAACGCCTTGAGATGGAATATAATTCCCCCATGTAAAACCGAAGTCATGCCCACTCCATCCGCCGTTTACTCCAAAGATACCAGCTTGTCCATTCGCCTTTTGAATAATCAGGTCTACCTTCTTATTCATAAGATCATTGATATTGGAAGCTGTTGTATCGTTCATAGTCGTACCCCAGTTATTCGGCCCAGCAGGCCCCTGCGGTCCTTGCGCCCCAGTATCTCCTTTCGGGCCCTGTGGGCCAGTAGCACCTCTGGATGGTTTACCGGTATCGCTTGAACCTAAATACCAATTCCCATTAGAACCGATGGTAGGAGTGGTTCCTGCGGGTCCTTGCGCTCCCGTAGCGCCTTTTGCTCCAGTCGCTCCAGTATCCCCTTTAGGACCTTGCGCCCCAGTATCTCCTTTCGGACCCTTAGGGCCTTGCGCCCCTGTAGCACCTCTGGATGGTTTTCCGGTATCAGTAGAACCTAAGAACCAATTTCCATTCGATCCAATTGTTGGCGTGGTTCCTGCGGGTCCTTGCGCTCCCGTAGCGCCTTTTGCTCCAGTCGCTCCAGTATCCCCTTTAGGCCCTTGCGCCCCAGTATCTCCCTTTAGACCCTGAGGTCCTTGCGGTCCCTGCGCCCCTACCACTTGCCCTAAATCTATATTCGCCATACTATCACCCCTTAATTTGTGAATAGGAAGCCATAAATTGAAATACTCGTGTTGGGTTGCATATTGAGTGTGGAAGTTGGTCCAATAAAACTGGTGTTTATTGCCGTAAATTTAACATCAGTAATAGTGCTATCCATTCTACTAGAGTAGGTTTTTAGCTGTCCACCAACTAATTGAATTGTATTCTCGTCTCGTTCTATTGTAATTACATTATCGGTATTGTTGTGAATTACTACAAATATAAAAACTATTTCTCCCACTCTATACGTCTGATATCCTAAAAGACTCAGCCCCGTTTCCGGTACGATTTGCAGTACATACTCCTGAGGCTTCAGAGGATTCAGTTCTTCCAAATCACCCTGAATTTCTGTAATTTCACCATCAATTCTATCAATCTCAGAACCCAGTTCTTCAGATAGAGTTTCAATGGCCTGATTTAGCTTTTCCACTTCACCATCCAGTCTTTCCCGCGTCACTTCCGGTGTGACATAGTTCCATTTATTATTATAAAATAGGAAGGAAGCAGAGCCATGAATAGTGATTTCTCCAGAGGACAAAGCAACAACGCCATTCCCACGGATGAGAGCAATGGTATTATTTTGAATGTTCTGATGAGGAAGCGTTACCGTTTCCCCATCGAACATAGTTACATAGAAGATATTGCCTTTGATAGATTCAAATTTCTGAATACTTGCCATGATTGTTCTCCTTTCTATTATACAGTAAAACTGTAGTTTTGGGGCGCTCTTCCGCCTGAGCCAGAATATTCCCCAGAATCAATGGTAATCACTACCGGATTCGAGCCTGTTTTGTTGTTTGTTGCCGAGATCCAGTCCGTAGTCCACGTTGCACCACCGCGCCAATTATTCTGATATACGATCAAATAATCACTTACCTTAGAAGCACCATTTAGGGTAAGGGAACCGTAGACAGGGTAACCGTAGTATGTTTCTTGGGTTTTAACCTGTACTTCCAAATATGTCTTAAACATATAGTACAGGACACCGCTTTCTCGTTTTGACTGCACTTGGATATCCACTGTAATTGTTGGTGAGGAAGCGCTTGTACCCCAGTACGTCTCTCCTTGTGTAAGCTGAGTATAACCGTTTGCCGGGTAATCTTCAGTTCCCCCGCCAGGAGTAAGGCCTGAGTACCCAGCGTTCTTCAAACAATTGTATATATATTCGGCCATAAAATCATTATCGTCCCATTGTACACGATTGAACGTAATGTTTCCGTTTTTTATGGCAGGTATATATTGAAGTGACTCTTCTAATTCGGTTCCTCCATTTCTTCTTCTGCTCCAAATTCTATTACCGGTGAACCAAAAAGCATCGATTGACTGTGTCGAACTAAAAAACGCACCGATAGTAGATCCAAAATTCTGACCCCGCCAACCACCTACTATATCATACATTCCATTTACACCGCTCGCCTGAGTTTCGATTTTGGAGATTTTAGTTGCAAGAAGGCCATCAATATCATCAGCAGTATCATCGCTATAAGTTGGCGATAGATTGTTTGCCGAATTGGCTGTACCTCCATTCGTTTTTGCTCCCGCGAATGGCCCGGATTTTAACGTCTGAAGCTGTGTTGGTGTTACATCGGATGAAGTAATTTTACCATCACTTCCCACAATCGATACCGTATTCGGAGTTAAGGAGCCGATTCTATCATCCTGTCCACCGCCACCACCGCCTTGCGTAATAGAGACAGAAACATTGTCGGATCCATTGAATGTGGTAGTGGTGCCATCTACATTGATGGTAAGAGTTCCTGCTGTGGACTTAGCTGGGCCGCCAGCAGAATCGGCTCCAGCGAATGGTCCGCCTGTTGGAAGACCGGATTCAATGGAATCTACTTCTGAAGAAATGGAGTCAAGTTGGCTTTGTATGTTACTTTTCGCTCCATCAAGATAATTTAGCTCGGTTGAAGAAATTGGAGAGGAAACAATCTTTCCAGATGAATCAACCTGAGCCGCTGTGTTCGGCGTCAATGTACCAATTTTGGTACTTATCTGATTCTCAACTTCTGTGGGAACCTGTTCAGCAACTTCACTTTCCACCATCGAAGGAAGCTTTAAGTTAATCACACGATCTACTTCATTCGGTATGGTAGTATTGGTAATCGTATTTTGGAAACTCGCCCACTGTGTTTTCAGTTCAGAAATCTGAGAGTTAATAGAAGCCGCGAATGTATTCCATTCTTCCTCCAGGTCTGTAATCTGCCCATTAATCTTATTCTCGAAATCACTGATTTCCTGTCTCATCTGAGAAATGGCATTGTTAATTGTGGTCTGAAACTCTCCCCAATCTACCTTCATCTGTTCCCATTCTTCAAGAACTTCCTTGAATTTCCCTAAAATGGCATAGAGTAACTCAAGTTCAGTCATATCATCAGAAATCAGATAGGGCCAGTTCTTAAAGCACCATGCTCTAAAAGGTGTAAGACCATTCTTGTCGTATCCGTCCATTGTATACCTCCTTTATATAATGAGTCCCATGAAATTCTTTTTAAGATCCATGGTTATCATGCTATCAATATTATATATGATTTTTTGTGCTTCTGCAAGTACCGAAGGGATCGTAAAGAACCCACGTCTTCCCTGCACCTTTCTCCATTCATCCACGTTCCCATCTGTCTTTCGGTTTGCCGTTGTATCTGTGTTCTTACTGGACTTTCCAGAGTCGGAACCGCTTGAAGTTGTATCTGTGTTATCCGTCCCGGAAGTCGTCCCGCTGGAATTTGAATTAGAATTATTCTCCTCCTCGTCCAGCATGGAAGCGTAGTCCCTCGCGTAGGTTCCCGATGCAAAGTTGACTTGCGGTTCATCAGAATGAAGCTTGAAACCGTTGAAATCATTAGAGGAAGTAGACTGTGCTTCTGAAGAGGAGGTTCCCTCCACCTTTCCGGTGTTCGAGAATTCACTTGAGGACGTTCCCTCTTCCTTGGTATTTCCTTTGTCGTCCCTTGTTTCATCGTACTTTCGATTGAAGATATCCGTGAAATCGGTATCATTGATCAGGTCCTCAATAGAGATATCAGAAATTTCAGATAATTGAGTCAGAGCCAAGGCGTTATAATAGGGCATGATTCTGTTCAAATTCTCATTGAGATGAAAGATCCAGCTTTGTACGGTTTGAAATCCGATTTCATATTCATAATAATATTGAAGAATCTTTTCACAAAGTGTTTGCCGATGAGACTCGTTCCATATCGGGAAGTCTCTGAAAATATAGGGAACTGCTTTGGTAATCTGTTTCCACATATCCGGTTCATCTGGATTATAGTACCGGATAATGTCGGAAACCTGCATTGTGAACGTTGCTCTACTCATCTTTTGAAGGAACATCGTCACTCCCTCCCTTCGACTGCTCAGGCTGTCCTGAAATATAATATTCATCTGCATTGGTAATACTGGAAAGAATTTCAGAATTGAACCGAACCTGAATATTCGTACCCGCAAGCTTATTAAACCTCTCAAGCATTCGTTCCCTTGGCTGTAGACGGGCATTTCTATAGATTTCAATCGGCTGAGTATTGGAATTAACTTCATCCACTACCATTCTTTCTTTCTTATCCTTATCACCGTTTTCGATACCGAGAATGGTAAAGATATCATTCCAGTATTGATGAGACTGAATCTGAAGCTTGTCTACCACATAAGGCGCGTTTGTATTCAGCACGTCAAATTGCTTCATATCAAGGATCCCCTCCACACCCACAATCACGCTCATATTGGAATCAATTTGATCCACTGCATTTCTGACAGTCAATTCATTCTCCTTGTCCGTCACCACAATGACGGGAGTCTTCTGTGCATGAATATTGACATCCATTGTACGATAGAGATCAGTAAGGCGTGGAATGTAGTCCATCAATAGACCATATGTCGAAAGACCGCGTTTCGATAGATCATAACAGCATACTCCATTATCAGGAGTCACGTTGAAATTATAGCCATGAAAACCAATCGCCTTACCGGATGTCGGCCAACCATACACGTCATAATCTTTCCGGGACCCCCCTAAACCAAGAATCATATCCCCATCTTTGAACAGCCACGCGAAGCCATCATAGAACAGCTTTCGCTCAAAGAAATACGGATTAAACGTATCCGGGGCGTTCTCGTAGATGAATGAATTGACGGCCAATAGTTCAATCATATTTTGAACCCTGTCAAACGTCCATGCATTTGACCAGTTCGCAATATCTCTTAGCTTATTTCTGTTCCTCGCCATTACCTACCACATCCTCTCTGAATCCTTTTACGCTTGGCGAATTGTCAAACGAATAGTTGCCAACCTGAACAACCCCATCATTGACATGCCAGAACGTGATTCCGTTATCAAATATGCTTTTGATCTTTGCCGCGTCATTAAAAGGAAGAAAACCACCCAATTTACAGCCTTGCGTTTTGATGAAATTCCAATATTTCCTGCTATCAAGATTCGGTGTTTTAATCTCATTCACTGTGTACCCGTATGCCCATAGGAAGTCATCAATGATTTTTGCATACTCTCTCGACACAGTATAGTTATAAACAGTGAATCCCTTGATTGACAAAGAAATATTTGCAGAACCTGAACCGGTTCCTCTTACTTGGTCGGCTTTTGTCTCAATTGCTGTCTTTTGAGCGAGAGCGGTTCTCGCATTATTCACAGAGCTTGCTGCTCCATAGGCGCCACCAAGCACACCGGACACGCTTCCACTTGTTAAAGAAAGAAGAGTGTTACCTATTGCTGTAATTGTAGATATCAAATTCTGCTGCTGTTGAATTTCATAAACCTCACCATGCATCGCTGTCCATGCCTTAAACGTATCAATTGTATACGCGCATTGAGGATAGTTGGATATGTTCATCTTTTCCTGATAATTTACATCCTGATTCTTATATTTAATAGGAACCATTGTAATAACAGGAGAAGCTGAACCACTCCCCCAACAGCCAAGATTCAGCTGTTTTTGATTTTCAAAAAACTCTACTTTTAAAGTTGCGGTTAAGCCCTCGTTATTAGTGACTACCCAAAAGCTATAAGGATACGTGTACATCTTGTAGCATCTTGGCGTGTAGCCATCCAATGTTAAAGGAAGGTTCGCGGTTAAGTTGCTTACCGCAACACTACCCGCGTTAAATGTATTAGTAACAAACTTCGGACACATAAATATAGAAGCAATACCCTCAGATTTATTTTGTTTTGTGGCTTCATTTAAAAAGGTATTGAGAGATGCAATCCCTTCTGTATCCGTGTCGAAAACACTGTAGTGTAGACCTGAATAGATATTGGAATACATTCCGCCTTTAGCGTCCTCGAATGAACCGCTCCCCTCATCGAACGTAAAAGAAGACGCGACAACAATTGACATTTCTGTCAAGGACGGATTCCAATCCCCATCCGCGTCTGAATATACAAAATCTCCTGTTTCCAGCTCCTCATCAATAATTGCATCCCCCACAATATCCGTTGTTGTGTGCTCCCGCTCTACAAAGCAATCTCTAAGAAGCCATTCAAATTGCCAAGACTGCATAACGTCAATTTCGAATGTCACAAGCGTCATACTTGGGGATACATATTCCAAACCTGTTATGAAAGCAAACCACCATTTGTCATAGTAGTTCGCGTTCTTGAACATGATATAATTATATCTGCTCAATTCATCAGAATTGACAGGAACACGGATTGTATCCGTGTTCACTGTCCTGACTTCTGTAAATCCGTCGATAGTAATTCCACTCAGACTCTCAAAATAGGAATATTGCGCGGGCATATCTGTGAAACGCAAAGTATCCGTATACGAGTTATCTAAGGGAACCTGAAGAAACCTAACTTCTCCAATTGGAGTTTTTGGTTGAACGTTCATTTATGCTGGACCCCCCCGCTTGGATTATTCCGGTGTGTATGGATTATCATAGTCCGCATATAGATGACCACCTTCGATGGAGAAAGTCGGACTAATACCATCCTTACCAGCTGGACCGGTTGCTCCGGTCGCTCCCTTTTCGCCTTGTGCCCCTTTTGCCCCAGTATCTCCTTTCGGGCCCTGCGCCCCAGTAGCACCTCTGGATGGTTTACCGGTATCGCTTGAACCTAAATACCAATTCCCATTAGAACCGATGGTAGGAGTGGTTCCTGCGGGTCCTTGCGCTCCCGTAGCGCCTTTTGCTCCAGTCGCCCCAGTATCTCCCTTCGGACCCTGAGCGCCAGTAGCGCCTTTTGCCCCTGCTGGACCCTGAGGCCCCACAACCTGACCCAAATCTACTTTTGCCATTTCTTCTCCCTCCTTATAGAATGCTATTAAATGTCCGTCTTCCACATCAAGATGATCGATCTGCTGATATTCAGAATTTGTGTTATATGTCACGATTAAATGCCCTTCTTCCAACACAGCTCCGGAAATATCCAGACTCCTCTAAGCCAGAGTAACAGAAGCTGTCTTCGCGGTGGTTCCATCCTGATTAGCTACCGCTCGAACCGTAATGGTAGCCGCGTTCTCATCGGGGGCAATATACAATAGACCATTCTCATTGATATACGTGTTCGGGCTGTTTTCTCCGGAAATTTCCCAAGTTACACTCTTGTCAATACCAACACTTCCCGTAACAGTTGCGGTGAACTGATAAGACTGGCCTTTTTTGTACTGAGTTACTGATGCCGGGTTAATTGTTACAGCGGTGACTGTCATTTCTGCTGTCGAGAAGGCAATCAGCATACCAAACGGCGAGTCGCTCATAATCTTATGATGATGGTACCAGAAGAACTGCATCATAGTCTCTCCGATATTCGCGGATTCAGACTCAATCACCGTATCCAGAACCATGAGCTTATCCTTACTCATCATCATAATGGAAATCGTATTGAGGAATGTTTCCTCATCCGACGTAAAACGACGATACCAATTCTTGTCGGGGAATAGCTGCTCCATTCGCTCGTATTCCTCTTCAGTAGGTACCAGACGGTCGAACCGTTTCTGGACGCCGCTCCACTCTACCTTATTCAGGTTAAAGGCATTCGCCAGTACATTGACATTCTGCACGGCCTTAGCACGCGGTGTCATGATAACCCATTGTTCAGACTTTGGAAATGTTCTCAATACGCCAGCCGCGTTATAATCCCTGCTCATGAAGTCCAGATCATCAGAAATCGCAAGAATATCTTCGGCCACATCCGACGCGTTATCTTTTGTGATCACGTCAATATGATTAATTTTGGCATGTCCGTCTACAATGTTTCGAGCGACAATGTAGCGCATTGCGAGATATTCATCATACTGTTCAGAAACCTCAGCTCTGGAAATCAGGTTGCTCAAAAGATCCTCAACGCCAGATGCATAGGAGAATGCCTTCCTCAGCTCAAAGCGGCTGATGGGAATCTTATAGAAGGTCTTATAGTTGATGAAGTGCAGTGCTTCTTCTACCTTGGGCTTATCCCATGCAAAATACTCATCCGCCCCTGCATTCGGGTTATACAGATGAGGCATTACAATCTCAACGAATGCTTCCCTTGCAATTTCTCCATATTCCATCGTACCGAGCTTTGCATCCGCCCACTCATTATAATAGATGGCCGATTTGATGATAGTTAAGCCGATGGCGTTTAACATACCGACGAACTGATTGCGGATATCCGCGTTTCCAATAATCGCTGTTCCGATTCTCTGCAGGTTTGCATCACTTCCATCTGCAATCGGTACAGAAGTTGCATATCCGCCGCCTAACGTATTTCTGATAGCGTTCAGAATATCCGTAGACGTGGCGGACAATACCGTTGTATCCCTGGACGGGATCATTGCCATTATAGATCACTCCTTTTTCCAAATAGATTTTGAATTGTGATTGTTTCTTCTTTGCTTGGTTCCTCTTCTTGAGGATCCACTTCCTTTTCTTCTTTTTCAAAGGACGTTCTACCCTTAAAAAGAAGATCCCTTCTTGCTTTTCTCTCGTCAGAAAGCTGTGTTGACAGCGACTCATATTCACTAATTCCCGCGTCAAAGCTTTCTCGCAAGGCTTGCAATTGAGCCAGTTCCTCATCATTCAAGCCTTCTCTTACAAAAGGCTCAAACTTGCTAAATAAATCCTTATCCATTATGACACCTCATCTTAGCCTATCAAAACGCCGTAAGTAATACATCCAGTTCATTTTCTTCCCCATAACAGGACCGGGGCCTGGGGCGATATCGGGATGATACACGAACCCATTCAATGTGGAATCAGCACGCCAGATATACCCGTTTGAAGCGTACAAACGTTCGGTATAGAAGTAAGTCCCCTGATACGCGCTGTTTGAAGTCACAATACTGTTCACACTTCCATCCGCATTGTATTCAATTTCCTCCACAATAGCGACGTGTCCGCCGCCTTCATAGTCCCATGAAACATTAGCGCCCAATCGTGGAATCATGGGATCATGCTCATAGCCTGCTTCAATTCCCATCTGATACCAATCCTTACCATCGTTATATCTGGTAAAATTGAATGGTTCAGAGGACCCCTGAAGCTCATACCATCTACCTAACGCGTAGCATGTACAGTTAGGCATACCATAGCCGCTTTGGTAATAGACATTGTCTGCATACCAATACGGGTTATTGAGGATTCCCTCATCCGTGAGACGTGGTACAAAGTCTGGCATTACACACCACTCCCCAAAAGACTATTCCATGTTTCCACACCGCAAATCCCGTCCAGCTTCAGATTGTTAGCAATCTGGAATGCTTCTACTGCTGCTTGCGTGGAAGGACCGTATACGCCATCAATACCATCCGGACCCAAGTCATAATCCAGCATATCCAGAATGAACTGAAGAATCAGAACCTGTTTACCCTCATCTCCGCTGCTGATTTCTTTTGGTTCAAACATAACCTGAAGCATGGCATTCTTTTCGTCACCAATACCGCCATTCAATGCATACGTGCTTTCTTTCTCCATCACTGCACCTCCATTCTTTCATATAGCTTCGTAAGGATATTTGTGTTGTTATCAAGGCTCTCCTTTAACAACGCGATTTCTTCTTTATGCGCGTCTTTCTCGTCCATCAATGCGCGCCACATCAAAAGAAACGCGACAATAGGGAACCCGATTGTTGAAATTGACTGCATAATAGCATCCATTACTTCCATCAGCATCCCTCCTTCATGTTAATTTTACCATATTGATAATAAAAAAGCAAGCCCCCACTGAATCAAAAGGGGGCTTGCCATAAGGAAAAAAATGTTCATTTACAGAGCAACTATATTATATCATGATTTATGATAGAGATCAATACCTTCTATTATATCTTTTCGCTGGCTTCTTTTCCTCTTCTTCCGAAGATGGAACATCTTTTTCTTTTGGAATTTTCGCATTATGAATGAAGTCGAATTGTTCCGCGACAACGTTTGTGAATGTCCTTCGGTTCCCATTTTCGTCCTCATAATTGGAAACGTCAATTCTACCCTCAATTAAAACGCGGTCTCCCTTATGGGTGTAATGACCGAACACGTCTGCTCTCTGTCCAAACATGATACACGGCACGAAAATCGCGCTCTTCTCGCCCTCCCGCGCGTTATAATGGTCTACCGCAACCGTGAATCGGCAAATCACCGTGTCATTCGCGCCCGTTCTGTTGTCCGGGTCCGCCGTTAATCTTCCTTGTAAAATCACTTTGTTCATACTACATCCTCCTAAAATATTATTACCTTTGAAAGGTATCTTCATTATATCATACAACTTGCTAGTTGTAAATAGGTTTTAAATAAGTTGCAACTTTCTGATAATTTTAAGTCTCCATTCCTGTTTTGGGCGGAAGAATCCTCTTCTGTCTTGCATCCAATACATCCATCCCATAGAAATAGGCGATTGTGTTATCTGTGTAGAACGTCGGTTGTTTTAAGCTTACAGCATCTTTATATGCCGTTAGAATGAAATCTTTAGATACTGCATTTCTGCTGATAATGTTTTCAAATTCGGGATTGATATAATATATGTATTTTGAAGATAAAGATCCGTTTCCGTCGTGGGTTACCACGTTGAACGTCTTTTTTCCATCCGTAAAAGAATGGACAAAATACATCTTGCCAGCCAGTGATACCCTAAAAAGAATAACATGTTTCAAATACTTATTCTTTAATAATAATTTGTATTGACTAAAGTCTATTAGAAATTCATCGTCTGCAAACTCGCCAGTAGTTGCGATTTCATTATGAGTTACCCGTAAGACCCTTGGAATTTCCTGCTCTGCTTCATAGCTCATTTCTGCATATTCCACACAAACCCTTGCGCCATCCGTGAAACCCGGTACCTGCAAATATCGAATATCCCCCGGTCGAATGTGCATTTTATCCACATCAATCCCAAAATAATCAAAATATATATTATGCTTCTTTATGACATTTCCGATAAACCATACCCTGATGGACCGATGCCGGCATATTGTAGATACAAGAGATAAAAGTAAGTTAATTTCATTCGGAAGATAATCTAAATCTGACGCTGGAACAAATTCCTCAAAAACCAGATTATCAAGCTTTGGAAAGTTAGAAGACTTATACTTATGCTGGTTAAATAACGAGAACGCAAAACCGACTGTTTCATTCCCAATAAACCAATTTCCATGCTCGTAGATGATTTCATTCCCTGTTATATCCTGAATGTAGTCTTTTACCCCACCAGGAAACCAATCATTCAATAAGGAAGCTTTCATATCGGATTCATATCTGCACACGCGTCCGAACTGGATACCCTTAGTATACCAGTCATAAAATAATGCATCCTTACACACACTATAGGATTTCCCGTTAGAGCGGCCACCAAAAATAAAATTGTATTCACACCCACTGTCATACACTCTCTTACAATTGTAGTATTTCATACCACATCTTCCTCCTTGCATTTTACTTCAAACTTATCGCGATATTCAAACCCATATCCTGAATCTGTTTTGTAGATCCATATCGGATAACAGGAACGCGGGTCCACCCAAGAATCCTTTTGAAACTTTAATAATTGATACAGAAACATTGAATTCAACTTGCTGTTGGTCGCTAAAATCGTATAATCAGCCCCTACCAGTTGGACCCCGCTATATTCATGGACCCATCCCAATGTACCATTTTTGTCGCATACCTCCTTATCAAATCTTGCGTTGCCATAGATAGAAGCTAACTTGCTCGTAACTCTTCTGTCTATTATAACATTCGGTCTGAAATAATTTTTGCATAATCGTTCAAAACTGTTATCACAATATGTATGATAGAAATATGTATACATTTTGCTCCCCGAACGTTTATTCACACCGGATATTGTACACTTTACAGAGTCTCCCTCTAATACAATATATTTCTTCGCACCCCATGTACAGAACCAATCATAGGATGGTTCCTCATCCATGGCCCCAATATTATACCATTCATCCAGACCCTTTACAAATCGCCTGAATAATTCATAACATTGTTTCATAACCTTTCTTACCCCATCTTCATCACCATGCACTTTGATGCTGTCCGTATCCCAATAAATAACATATGCGTTTGTATGCACAAAAAGACAGTAGGTGTATATCGCCAGCGAAAGACGAGAGAACGCCGTGATATGAAGTCCTACAATAAAGTTGCGCATGATTCCCTTCTTTTTAATTTCATTGAAATCCGCTTCCTCAGAACTATACATCATACCCAGCTTGTCATCCCAATCCATATGAATATCATCTTTTAATATCTTTTCTACGTTAATACCATATTGTCCGTTAAGATGCCCTTTGGATTGCATGTATAATTCATGGATCTGTTCGGCAAACTCATCATAATTTGATTCTTGTAAACTCATCAGCACTTCGATGTTTTCCTCATTCATGATAGGCTTCCCATCCTTATAGAACTCTTTCCTGTCAATAGGCTTCCCTTCTTCTGTCTTCGCATGAATCGGTTTTAGGTTCGCCTTTAGGTTTAAGTATGCATAATTCGTGTTTCTAAGGTATTCATGAACCTTTCGTATTTGACTCGCCACGAACAAACGTTTGCAATCCTCAATTTCAAAATCGTAAAATAGCGAATAAGCAAGCAGATCCACTGCTGTTGCCTTTAATTCCAGACGCTTTGCAGAAAATACACGTCCATTGATCACCAACGTTTGAGAATGAATCCGTTCCCCCCATCCCATCTTTATGATGTCTGTTTTAGATTCTGATATCAAGGCCATCTGGTTAGACTTCTTATTTTTCCCATCTTTCCCGTAAAACTTCTTAATCTTCACATCTTTCAATACAACATCCGCCATGAAATAGTACTGGACCGGCCTTCGCCAGTTCCTAAAAAGACCGTTCTCAATCTTTCCATACTTCATATTATAGGTTATATTTCTTTCGTGCAAGTCTCTTACGGTCTCTTTTAGTTCTGCATTGTACTCCACAAAATGGTAAGGAAACTCCCGTTGTACTGTAGACGCTGGATAAGAGGATCCAAAATCAAATGACATGCAACCTTTTACTGGAACACCCACAAAAGACGGATTAGCCGCTACAAAAGCGCCGCAAAAGAGATCCTCCAGCCATTCCACTGTCTCTTTAGAATCGGGAAGCTCTCTTCTACATTCCGCCAGATATAGCTTACTCAAAGAGGATTCTTTCCTCTGTTTTCCGCTTTTCAAAAATACCTTTTTATTAATTGTTTCTTCCTTTAAGTTATTCTTTCTTGTGAAGGACGTATATGTATACACACTTAAAGCATCCTCTAAAGAACAGATCCAGTCATATTTCTTATACTCTGAAACAATCGCGAGGAGCGTTAAAAAGCAATCTCTTCTATTATATTCATATTCCACTTCAGGCAATTCCGAAAACCAAAAGTATTTCTCTGAATAGTCTATTTCTAACTTCTTATAGCCAAGCCTTTCCCCCAGAGCGCGTAAGGACGCGTTCAGGAGCCTTGCAGAATCTCTAAACTCAATATTTCCGCAAGCTATCTTCAATGGTTTATTCGGTTCTGTATATAATGAATTATCATCATCATATGTAGTATGACAAAAGACAGAATTCTTATAGAAGAAAGTCCATTCATAAGCTAAGTTATGAATAAAAATGACTGTTTTATAACCACTATTATTTATGTCTATGAGCATTTCATCAAGTTCATTATATGTTCTATAAAACCCATGAAACCGCGCTTTCTCTTCAATGTTTGAATAGTTAATATTTTTAAAATTTTCTGATAAATTAATAGAAGCCATGCTTCCTAAATAAAGCACGGCCCCTTCTTCTATATCCGTTGTCTCTATGTCTGTCACATAGATATTCGGATTATATTCCAGCTTCCCCATTTATTTCATCTCCTATTGAAAGAATGGCGCGGATAATAGATCATCAATCAACTTAATCAAGGCTTCACCCGATTCCTTATCCGCTTCAGGAATCTTCCCTTCCCGAATAAAATCTCGAACTTGTCCGGACAATTCTCTAAAATAATCCTCTACTACTTGATCTGAAGGGCGATTATACTTGGCTCTTCTTAAGGCATCCATTGCAGAAAATAAATCATCCACCACATTAAAACCAAACCTTGCCGCCAGCTCTCTGATCTGATTGAATGTTTTCATATCAATCTTGTCTGTGAATACACCCGACGCAAATATATTATAGGCCCTATTAATCGCTTCGCGGCGAATGCCACTGATTCCAACAGGCTTCACACGCTCCTGCAATGCATCTTGTAAATCCAGAACCATCTGTTTTCCAGAACGTCTGTTCGCTTTTAACATTTCCTCGGTCTGGCGAATATCCCGGATCCTTCCCTTAATCTCCTTTGTTTCTCGTTCAGAAAGAGATTCTCTTTCTAATACTTTTTGAAGTCTTCTTCTCGCGGCTCCCATGCTTTCCAGCTGCTTATTCCTCAGCGCGTTTAAGCCCCGCTTTACAGCTGGATCTCTTAAATCCAATTCGAATAATTTTGACAGGTTCTTTCTTAAATCCACACTCCATGAGTTTTTACCCGTCTTCTTAATCGGTATACCGTATTCCTTTAAACGGTATACGTCTTCATTCCAACGTTGTCGTCTATCAATTCTCTTCGCCATGATTTCACCCCCGTAATATAAAAGATGGGCGCTGAGTGAACCACGCTCAGTAGCATGCTTTATCCCGTGTATGGGGTGGTTCCCGCATGCTGTTTATCGCCCATCCTTATTTTCAAATTATAGCATAAAATGCGATCAAAATACAAGGGAACAAATGTTCTTTTGTTGGTTCAAAAATATTTTTATAAGTTGAAAAGATTTTTTCAAGCCCGGTTTTGACCCTGATTTCAGAGTTTTTAGAATTGTCACACAATTCTCACAATTTACACAATTCAGACGCACTTTGAGGTATAATATGCTTAGTTTTATGTATATTATGGTTCTTCGACCTCAGAAGCTAAAGAATCGAGATCATCCTTGTTTAAAATATCTCTTAATTTCATCCTTATCATCCTTTCTTGCGTGATAGATGCAGTAGATTAATTGCCATAGTTTACCAATACCATATATAATGGCCGTTAAAATTCCTATGACGCTCACAATAAACAGAAAACATAATGAAACTTCATATATAGCACTCAGCATATTATTCTCCTTTTTTCTTTATATCAATTCTAACAATATCCTTTACTCTATAGATAGTATACTCGCGTTCTTCATCATGAACAACTATCTTCTTCGCCCTTCCATCCTCAACGTCCTGCACAAACGGTTCACATATATCAATCATCAGTTTTCACTCCATTCCTTTTTAATATTGCCTTTTCCAGATTCTTGTAAGAAATCTGATTTAGTTCGCTTTTTAGTGGTAGCTGCTTCTTCGCGTCATAAACCTCTTCAGTGTACATTATCATTCCACAATGCCTACATTTCTGACAACGGATTATATCACCATTCTCGCGATGCACCACCTTCACAACGTTTGCTTTCTCATTGCAATTCGGACATTTCATGTTCAATTTCCTCCATTTCAGAATCCATAACTTTCATGTATGTTCTAATAGCAATCTTAAGATACATTGTTCGATATCCTTTATCTAGTGAATCTAAAAATTCCACGATATCCCTATCTTTCTCATCGTTTAACGATAGGGAGAAAACTTTTCTCATAAATACCCATCCTTTCTTTTGAAAATGCTAAAAATGAATAATATTAAATTGTATGATTTCTACCTGTCTAAAATGACTGAAAAAATAATATTCAAAATTAAAAAATTTTTTCAAGGCCGATTTTGACCATGATTTTGAAGTTTTTAGAATTGTCACACAATTCAGACGCACTTTGAGGTATGTTATACTTATTTGTATGTATATTATGGATCAATCTCTTTCATTAAACTGTTTGCGTCTTCAGTGGATATATAATCCAAAATAAACAATAAATTAACATAACCAGAATATATACCCATTTCATAAAAATAATCTTTATATACCAAAACTCTGATCATTTCGCCAATAATAGCGCTCTTTTGAGAAATGCTTAGACTCATATTGTTTAAAATATCAATATTTTCATTCTTCATCTTCCCTCACCTCCTTAATGATGTCTATATGATATCACAAATATATTAGAATGTAAATAGGTATAGAAAAAGAAGTAATATTCTAAAAACGCTCTATTACATTAGTGTAGTAAAGAATCGGGATAAAGAAATAGGCCCCTCAACGGGTGCCCATCTCTTCATCTTCTTCATCTTCTTCTATTAAATCGTTCAATTCTTCATAGACTTCTGGCGTTATAATATCCGCCTGATACAATGCAAGAACATAACCCCTGTAGTTTTCAATTAACCTCTGTTGCATCACTGGATCCTCAATTTTTGTGTTTGTCAATATAAAATGTGCTGTAGATAGCCTATCAGCTATCTTTTCGACGCTTTTTTTTGTTTTTGGCTTAAATCTCTTGACTCTTAACCAGTGGTAAAACATCCATTTGATACTCTCCTTATACATGCTAAACCCTTTCCGCGCTTTTAGCTTTCGCCCAGCTTATATGATATCGGATGCTAAGCGCTTCACAGCGCTGGCTTCCTTTATCTTGACTATATTATAGCATATGCAGGTTATCCTGTCAATAGGTTTTTGAAAACTTTTATAAGAAAAAAACCCCGCTTGCGCGGGGATGCATCAATATTTTTCAGTCTGCAGTAGGTCAAAAACATTATATGCAGAATTTTCCAGTTCATAAAAATCAATTTTTGAAATTACATTCGCTCTACATAATGCATATAAGTAAGTAGAATATTCAATATAACATTCTCTTACTAAATCAATGTGAGCATTATAGTAATGCCCTTCCCGGATTAAATCGTATGTTTCAAAATATTCATCAAACAGACGATTTGTGTATTTACGTAAATCATATTTCAATAATTCTGTAATGTCCATATTATTGATATAATCAAGTGTTTCTTTGCGTGTCATGATATTCACTCCTCAATTTGAATAGTCCTATTTTTATAAATAGTTGCGCCATACTTCATGCGGATTTCATCCATTTTAAGCTTGCTTCCGCCCCGTACATGGCGCGGGTTCGGTGTCCAGTACCAACGCTTTTTGTTCCCGGAAAATCGAAAACCCATTGATTTTAGTTTTTCCTTATTTTTATAGGTATTTTCAGTGAAAAGCCATATCCATGATCCTACAAGCTCGCATGAAATGTTCATAGCAAGAATATCATTGATAATGGAATCAATCGTGAAATCCTCTTTTTCCATTTTTACGTTATTCCTGCTTTTATACATTTCATAAGCTTCTTGCAAGTCTTGCATATCCTTTGTACTACCGCCAGCGTCCGGATGAGCAGACTTTGCCAGGCGGATATATATCCGCCTGGCTTCTTCTAATGATGAACAGTTATTAAAGTAAGTATAAAATTTATTCATCAAGTTCATTCTCCTTCCACTGCTTCCATAGATCCGCCGCAAGCTTTTTGATGTTATCCTCAGTCTCTGGATCATCCATAGCGGCCATGTATTCGGCTTCCCAGAAATTGTCTTCATTATCTCTTACTATGGCAAAGAACCTATCAGACATTTCCGCCTCTTCCAGATCCGCACTATATTGCATGCTCACAGCATCTTCATAGGTGATTTCAAACAAACTTTCGGCCTCTAAAACGGACTTTCTTACTATTTCTTCCTCGGCGTTATCACCAGCTAGCCATAAACAACTTGAAATATACTTTTTATACTTATCTTGTATTCCCACCACCATGATGATGAATCCCCATTGGTCTTTATCCACAAAATCCCATGAATTTTCAATCCGTTCTCTTACATAATTTTCCATGTCTTCATAGCTTCTAATATTTTCCATATTCTTTCCTTTCTATGCTTTTAGCTATCATCCAGCTTATGTGATATCGGATGCTAGGCGCTTCACAGCGCTGGCTTCCTTTATCTTGACTATATTATAGCATATGCAGGT